ATGCCCGACGATATGGGCGGCTGGTACTCGCAAGGCGAACAGGCTGTGCTTGCTGTGGTGGCTGGCGAGGTGAGGCGGTACGGGCGCTGCTGCCTGCCAATGGCCGAGATTGCCGAGTGTGCAGGCGTCAGTGCTGCCACGGCGCGCAGCGCTCTCCGATGCGCTGAGAGCGTCGGGCACGTCGCGGTTGAGGCGAACTTCAGCACCGGCAGTCAGCGCGCGAACGTGGTCCGGATCGTTTCGCGCAAATGGTTGCAACACATGAGAAGGATGGATGCGCATGGCTTGCTGGCCGTACAACACCGCAGCGTGGCAAAGACTGCGTAAGGCGAAGCTGGCGGCAGATCCGCTGTGCTACGCCTGCAAGCTTCGAGGCATCGTGACGGCTGCCATTGCCGTTGACCACGTGAAAGCGATTGCCGCAGGCGGCGATGCCTTTCCGCCGCTGTCGGGGCTGATGTCGATGTGCGAGCGCTGCCACAACGAGAAGACCAACGCCGTCGATAGGCCGGATCGCAATGCAAGCGGTCGCCGCTTCAAGGGTTTCGACGCTGATGGCAACCCCATCGATCCGAACGACGACTGGCATGGGGGTGCCTCAAATCACGAAAATGCAAAGGCGTTGGGACCGGTGGGGGAGAGCGGAATATACTTAGTTTCAGAACAAAACATCAATAACAGCAATGACTTAGGATTTGATTGATGGCTCTCAGAGGTGTAGGTGCGAAGGCTCTTTCAGAGCGCGGCAAGCTCGATGAACGCCCAGTCAAGCCATGGGAAGAGCCTGGCTTGTCCAGAGCGGGCCGCGTCATCGCCTTCATCGAGGATCTTCCGATCACGGCCGGGAAGCTGGCCGGAACAACCATGAAGCTCCGGCCGTGGCAGCGCGATTTCATCGTCGCCGTCTATGCCGAAAATTCGGACGGCCTTCGGCCGATACGAACTGCCGTCTTGTCGATGGGCCGAAAGAACGGCAAGACGCAGCTCGCCGCCGCACTGGCGCTCTGCCACCTCATGGGGCCGGAGGCGGAACAGCGTGGCGAAGTCTACTCCGCCGCGCTGACACGCGACCAGGCGGCCAAGCTGTTTCAGGAAATGTGCGCTATCCTCGCGGCTCACCCGGAGCTTGACGACCGCGTGAACGTCATCCGCTTCAACAAGCAAATCGAAGTTCTGTTCGGCGACGGGGCCGGCTCGATCTACGCCGCATTGTCGGCCGACGCCGGCTCGAAGATGGGACTATCGCCTTCGTTCGTCGTCTATGACGAGTTGGGATCGGCTCCGAACCGCGATCTGTTCGACGCCCTCGACACGGCGACGGGCGCGCGCGAAAATCCGCTTATGATGTGCATTTCGACGCAAGCGGCGGCCGACCATCATGTGTTTTCCGAGCTGATCGACTACGGCCTGCGCGTCCAGTCGGGAGATGTGGACGATCCGAGCTTCCACCTGTCGCTTTTCGCTGCGCCGCAGGATGCTGACCCATGGAGCCGCGCCGCCTGGGAGGCGGCAAATCCTGCGCTCGGGGATTTCCGCTCGCTCGACGACGTGCAGCGACAAGCCGGCCAAGCGCGCCTGGTGCCGTCCAAGGAAAGCGCCTTCCGAAACCTGATCCTCAATCAACGGGTCTCGGCAACGGCGCGCTTCATTCACAAGGCCGAATGGGACCGCTGCAAGACGCCTGTGAACCTCGGCGCGCTCGAAGGGCGCGAATGCTACGGCGGGCTTGACCTTTCCGGCTCACGCGACCTGACGGCCTTCGTGCTGGTATTCCCGGGTGAGGGAAAGTCGTTCGATGTCGTATGCAACTTCTTCATGCCGGAAGCCAACATCGAAGAGCGTTCTAACGAGGACCGCGTGCCTTACGCGCTGTGGGCCAAGCAGGGCTATATCACGCTCATTCCCGGCTCGACGATCGATCCGAGCTTTGTCGCGCAGTACGTCATGCGGGCCACCGAGAAATACGCCGTCAAGGCCGTTGCCTATGACCGCTGGCGCATCGAGGACTTGAAGCGCGAACTTGGCATTTTCGATGTGTTTGTGCCTCTGGAGCCCTTCGGGCAGGGCTTCAAGGATATGTCGCCGGCCGTCGATACGCTGGAGCGCAACGTTGCCGAGAGACTGCTGCGCCACGGCGATAATCCGGTGCTGAAAATGTGCGCTTCCAACGCTGTCGTGACGCGCGATCCGGCCGGAAGCCGCAAGCTAGACAAGAGCAAGGCAACGGGCCGTATCGACGGCCTTGTTGCGCTGGCGATGGCCCTACAGGTAGCGCAAAGGCACGAGCCGGAAGCTCTGCCGATCACCCTTCTGGAAATGCTCGAGGATTGAAAGGAAGAGCCATGCAAGCCGGAAAAATGGACAAGAAAATCACCCTTCAGCGCTCGAGCTATGTCGTCGATCCTGCTGGAACGCCGACGACGGTATGGACAAACTTTGCGACGGTGCGGGCGCAAGTCATTCAGTCCGGAACGGAAGAGTTTATTCGCGCCTATGGGGCGAGCGAGGAAACCGCGATCATTTTTCGCACCCGCTTTCGCGACGACGTAACGCTTGCTGACCGTATCCTCTACGCCGGCAAGGCGATGAACCTGAAAGAGATCAACGAAATCCAGCGGCGGCGAGGACTGGAAATCCGCGCGACGGCGCTCAATTGAGCCTCAATCGGCTGCCTCTTCGCGCTTCACATGTTCGATCCACTCCCCTACGGCGAGCGCAATCACCTCGTCGTAGGGCTTGCCGCCGGAAAGCTCGTCGAGCTGGGATAAGACCTTCTTGCTCATCGAGAGCATCACGGGGCGCTCTGGCAATCTGTCGGGTTGCTTGATGTAGCCGTAAGACTCTGCCCAATGCGAGAAGACGTAGCGTAGTGCCTCCGGCCGCGTCGATCCTATCTCGGCAGCAAGCTTATCAAGGATTTCCAGCAACTCCGGCTGGAGCCGCACTTGAACGGGCGTTCCCTTGCCAGTGGCAGGGCGTCCGCGCTTTTGTGGTTGCATTTTTTCTGTTGCCCCGCTCATTCTTTTATGCAACCATAAAAATCGAGCCGATGCAAGACTGCAATCTCGCATCGGCCCTAACCGCAACGACGATCATCGGAGGATCATCGCATGGCTGCGATTGCCAATACCACAACTCGCACTGCCCTGAAAGGCGCTGGTGTCTGCGCCGTAAGCTCGTTCGGCTCAGTGTCGGAAGCTATAACGAACGCGCATCCAGACGCCATCCTGATCGCCCTGGGAAACCGCTATGAGGCGGCTTTTGCCTATTGGCGCGAAACCTATTCTGCCTGGATCGCAGCCGAGGAGGCATATAACTCTGTTACGCCTTTTCGTGCCACGAAACAGATCGATGACTATTTCAAGGGCTGGAAAGAATGCGGCGGCGAGGCCGTTTGCAAGGCCTGCGAGGACGCGTGGGACGCCGTGCAGTGGCTGCAAAACGAGGTGCTTCAAACGCCATCGCGCAGCCTCGCCGGACTTGCGATCAAGAGCCGCGTTATTCGTTTGATCCTTGAGGGCAGCGAGATAGCCGCCGATACGACCTGCCCGGAAATGGCGGAATGGCACGCCGGCTTGCTTCGTGATTTCACGGCTGAAGCAAGGCGACTCGGTCAAGCGGGTTTCTCTCAAGAGCCGTAATGCGGCCTTCACAGGATTTCCCGTAGTTTACGGGAATTATCTAACATTTCCAAATGGATAGCTTGATCGAAACTGTCCGCAGTTGTCTAATAGGCTGCCCGTCCTCAGACGGATAAATTAATTCGTGTTGAGCCCGTTTTATCTTGTACTGCAAGTTAATTCGGGCTAAACACGGAATAGAGGTGAACCACATGGCAAAGCTACCTGCCCTCATCGAGGCGCTGTCGAAATACGATCCTCGCGGCGAAAACGCCGTCGAGAACCTGACGCGTGAGATGCGGCGCGGCGGCCTGATTTCGCAAGGCAAGCGTGGCCTCGGCGCGCCGGATATGACCAGCACCGATGTCACCAACATGCTTTTCGCCATGGCGACCAGGCAGGCGAAGGACGCGCCGGAAGCGGTCAGGAAACTTCGCGCTGGCATCCTAAACGCGAAGTGGACAGAGGAAGGCCAAGGGCGGGTGGATGAATTTCTGGACGGCCTTCGAGACCCGCTCATCGGCCGGGGCGAAGGTGGCTTTTGCCGCGCCGGCCTCTTTGTCGATGCGCTCTTCGATGAGCTTGCACGCCATCACTCAATCGCGATGCCAGACAACCGGCCTCAGCCTTCCTTCAGCCTCGAAATTCTCGACCCGTTTACCGGCACGGCAACGGTGAAAGTGATTTTCCGAGCTGGATGGCAGGACGAAGTGTCGCTGATTTTCAACGTGACCGACGGCAACGATCCATTCGGAATTCAGCAGTCGGCCATCATTCCCGACGAGGTTGTTCATAGCCTCGGCTGGCTCCTGCGAGCCCGTCAGTAAGCGCATTGCCCCGCGCCGCAAGTGAGGCCCTGCCAGCGGGCCGAAAGCGAAAAGAAGCCCTCCGGGGCGCGGGGTTGGCCTCTTTGAGGGCCGGTCAAGGGCTTCGCGCTGGCACCTTTTGCTTACGCCGATTTCGGCACCAACGAACTTAACGCCTACCTGCTGGCGCAGGCGCTCGACTATGCGGCCATCAACGGCGGCGGCGTCAAGGACCCGCTCGGCATCCTCAACACGACCGGCGTTGCCAAGGTTGCGACGGTCGAAGATTTTGCTGACCTCGCCGCCGATCTGATCGCCGAACTGGAGCTTGACGACGTGACGGGGACGGCAGCGTTCCTGACCAATCCGACCGTCATGAAGGCGGCGCGCAAGAAAAAGGACGCTGACGGCCACGTGCTCACGTTGGCCGAGCAGTTCCACAATCAGAGGGTCGAGGTATCGACGCAGGTGCCGAACAACATCGGCGCTACCACCAACAAGTCGGCACTGATCTACGGCCAATGGGGTGAGCTTTATATCGGCTACTGGAGCGCTGTCGATATCCTGATAAACCCCTATCACCCGGACGTTGCCAGCAACGGCGGCGCGCTTCTCCATGCCTTCCTCGACGCGGACGTTGCGGTTCGCCACAAGGAAGCCTTCGCCTTCGCGGAGGTCTGATCATGATCACGCTCGCCGACGCGAAACAGCAGCTCAATCTGACGGATGACGATGCCGACGATGATGCGCTTATCACGCGCCTGATCGCGGCGGCGAGCGCACACCTTTCGGCGTTGGGCGTCGATATGACGGCCGACCCACTGCCGGCCGACGTGACGCACGCCGCGTTGATGCTAATGGCTCACTTCTACGAACACCGCGAGGCAATGACGGAAGCGCCGCTGGCAAGGGTCAGCATCGGCGTGGATCGACTGATCGCGCCTTATAGGGATATTTCGATATGACGGACTTCGAACGGCGGGGAATGCCCGTCGAAATTCGCGCCAAAGGTCGCCGCCTCGAAGGATATGCGGCGACCTTCGGCACGCCGGCCGACATTGGCGGGCGCTTCACCGAAACCATCGCGGCCGGGGCGTTCTCGGGTGCGCTGCGCAGCAACGGCGACGTCCTGGCGCTTGTCGATCACGATCCGAGCCGCGTTCTGGCGCGCACCCGTTCGCGCACCCTTCGCCTCGCAGAAGATAGCAGGGGCCTCGCATTCGACCTCGACTTGCCCGATACACAGGCCGGCAAAGACGTTCTTGCGCTTGCGGAGCGCGGCGACCTGGGCGGCATGTCCTTCGCCTTCACCCCCCTCGATGAGAAGATGGACGGCAATCGGCGCGAGCTGCGCGCCGTTCAGCTGCACGAAATCAGCGTCGTTCTTGCCTGGCCGGCCTACGGCGGAACGGTCATCAATCTTCGCTCCCTCTCCTCGTCGTCGCCGTTCCGGGCCTACTCGGAGCGGGCTTTGCGTCTTCTGGAGCTGTCCAAATGAGCCTGATCAATCGCATTCTCGGGCGCGAGACGCGCTCCACCATCAAATCCGACGATCCTTATCTGTCGGAATGGTTCGGCTATCGCGGCGGTGGCATGGGCGGCTTTGTCGATCCGTCTCGCGCCAGTGGCATCGCCGTCGCGCACGCCTGCATCGCCATCGTATCGCAGAACCTCGCCGCCATGCCGCTGAACCTCTACCGGCGCAGCGCGAACGGCGGACGTGAGCGCGCTGCCGATCATCCGTTGTACGGCGTCCTGCATGACATGGCGAACCCGCAACAGACAGCGTTCGAGGCTCGGGAATTGCTGCTGGCCTCGCTGATGGTCGCCGGCAATGCCTTCGCCCGCCTCGAATGGAACGGGCGCGGGCAGGTAACGGCGCTCTATCCGCTCGACAACAGCCGAGTAGCCGTCGAGCGTCTGGAGAGCGGCCGGCTTCGCTATCGCGTGGCGGGCGAGCATGGTGGGTCTCGGACCTATCTGCAGGAAGAGATTTTGCATCTTCGTTATCGCCTCGGGCGCGATGGCGTCATGGGGCTTTCGCCCGTCCAGATCGCGCGCGAGACCTTCAATCTCGCCCTCGTCCAGCAAGAGCAGGCCGGCAAGCAGGCGAAGAAGAGCTTCCTGCCGGAAGGCGCTCTGGTGTTTCCGAACGCCATCGGCAAGGACCAGCGGCAACAGGTGATCGACAAGCTGGAAGCCAAAATCAACTCCGACCTCTCGACGCGCGGCGTGATCGTTCTCGACGGCGGGACCGAGTGGCGCTCGTTTTCCTTCTCCTCGAAAGATGCCGAGTTCCTTGACAGCCGCAAGCTGACGAACCTCGACATCTGCCGGATTTGGGGCGTTCCTCCCACGGTTGCCGGCATTACCGACGACGCGACTTATTCTAACAGCGACCAGGAGAGCCGTGCCCTCGTGGTGCGTTGCCTGGCGCCAATGGCAAAGCGGCTTGAGCAGGCGATGAATGCCGCGCTGCTGACGACCGAGAGCCGCAAGAGCCTGTTTGTGGAACATGACCTGGCAGGCTTGCTCCGCGGCGACATGAAGGAGCGGTACGAGAGTTACCGCGTCGGCCGCGAATGGGGCTGGCTGTCTCCGAACGAAATTCGCGGCTGGGAGAACCTGCCGGCTATCGATGGTGGCGACGAATATCTGTCGCCGCTCAACATGACCATTCTCGGCGACCGTGAGCCGGAAAAGACCGGGGGAGGATGAATGATGGCGAACCCGCAAGCCAAAGTGAAGCAGATCGAGGCAAAAAGGATTTTCAAAGCGGCAATCGAGGCCGGCTTCGAGATGGCATCGATCACCGTTCATCCGGACGGCCGCATTGAGTACGGGGCCAGATTTGCCGATGGGGCCGCGCCGGCCGGCGGCGAGCGCAACACCTGGGATGACATTCTGAAATGAAGCGCCAGCGCAGGAATGGCCTCCCGAAGCATTGTTCGCTGGTTATCGACCGGCATAAGAAGCGCCGTATCCGGTTCCGGGCAAAGGGCGTCGATACGTACCTACCCTTTCCACCGACGGGACCGGAATTTGAAAAGGCGTACGCCGCAGCGCTTGCGGGCGTTACAGAGTGGCGCGCCAATGTCGGGGCCAGTCGGACGCGCGCGGGGTCCTTCGATGCTCTGGCGGTATCCTACTATCGCTCTCCGGAATTCACCGGCTTGCGCGAGAGCACGAAGCAGACCTATCGCCGAATCATCGAGCGATTTCGGGAACTGCATGGAAAGCGCATGATCCGCGACCTGCGGCGTGAGCACGTCAAGGCAATCATTGGGGACATGTCCGACCGCCCGCAGGCGGCCAATCGCCTGCTTTCGCTTCTCAAGATCATGCTCGATCACGCGTTAGACAACGGCTGGATTGCTGCCAATTCGGCGCAGGGCATCAAGGGTTTCTCGAAGAAAACGAAGGGCTTCCACACATGGACGGAAGCCGAGATCGCAGCCTATGAGGCGCGGCACCCGCTTGGAACGAAGGCGCGGCTTGCGCTGATCCTCTTCCTCTACACCGCACAACGGCGCAGCGATGTTGTCGCCATGGGCTGGGACAAGATCAAGGGCAAAGCGATCGAGGTGAAGCAGCTCAAGACGGGTGCGGAATTGGACCTGTTCATGCTGCCCGAATTGACCGACGCGATACGTGCCCTGCCGCGCGACAAGCCAACCTTCCTGACCACAGAATTCGGAAAGCCATTCACGGCGGCCGGTTTTGGCAATTGGTTCCGGGATCGCTGCAACGAGGCTGGCTTGCCCCATTGCTCCGCTCACGGTCTCCGCAAGGCGGCGGCGCGGCGCATGGCGGAAGGTGGAATGAGCGGCGACATCATCAAGGCAGTGACCGGCCACACCGACCTCAAACAGGTCTCTGTCTACACGGCTGCGGCCAACCAGGCGGCGCTTGCGGAGAAGGGTCTCAAGGCCATTGCCGGGAAGAAAAAGAGAACAAAATCTGTCCAACCTCCCGAAAAAGTTGGACAAACGAAAGGAAAATAA